AAATAGAATGTACTCTATCACACTTCCTGCCAGTTTAAGGAAAATTATCAATAGGCCAAAAAATGAAGCAGAAAGAAAAATTATCAGTCAGCTTCCCGGAGCAATAATAGAAGCAGCAAAAAGTAAAAAGCCTTACATGTTGGATCCGAATAAAACTTTGGTTTTCCATTATAAAAAAGATGATTGGAAATCATGGGCGTATCCTATAGTTTACTCTATTATGGATGATATAAATGTAATTGAAAAACTTAAGTTAGCTGACCTTGCTGCTCTCGATGGAGCTATTAGTAATATCCGTATTTTTAAGTTAGGAAGTCTTGATCATAAAATTGCACCCACCCCTGCTGCCGCTAGTAAGCTCAGCAATATTCTTCAGAATAATGTGGGTGGAGGTACTATGGATCTTGTTTGGGGTCCAGATATTGAACTGATAGAAAGCAAAACTAATGTTCATCAGTTTTTAGGAGAAGCTAAATATGCCCCTCATTTAAATAGTATATATGCAGGGCTTGGCATCCCCCCTACTCTTACTGGTACTTTTGGAGCTGCGGGAACAACTAATAACTTCATCAGTTTAAAAACATTAACACAAAGACTACAATATGGACGTAGAGTGTTAAGTTCATTTTGGCAACAAGAAATCGAACTTGTACAAAAAGCTATGGGGTTCAGACTTCCAGCCAAGATTGAATTTGACAGAATGGACCTTAGTAATGAAGATGCAGAAAAAGCACTATTGATTCAACTGGCTGACAGAAATATTGTTAGTGACGAACTGGTACAACATGTATTTGGTTTTGATCCGGATACAGAAAAGACAAGATTAAATAGAGAAAATAGAGATAGGAATAGTGACAGAATGATCAAAAAAGCTGGTCCTTGGCATGATCCACAATTTGATAACGCTCTTAGAAAGATTGCTTTACAAATTGGCCTTGCAGCTCCTAGTCAAGTTGGGCTCAAGCTAGACAAGAAGAAGAATGGAGAAAAAACTTCAGTCGAAATGAAAATGGCTAATACTCCTCCTAAGCCCGGTCCTATTGGTCAAAGTCCTCCCTCAGGAGAGCCTGGAGAAGGAAGACCGAAAAATTCTAATGACAAAGAACCGAGAAAAGAAAGAGACTTTAAACCTCAGACCGGTGCCTCTTTGCAGTTATGGGGGATAGAAGCTCAAGAGAAAATTTCAGAACTATTAAATCCATATCTTCTTGACTTTTATTCCAAAAAGAATATGAGAAGCCTGTCATCGGAAGAGTACGAAGAAGCCGAAGATACAAAAACAAAAATTTTCTTTTCTCTAGAGCCTTTTGAATCAATTAACGAAGAAGTTGTTTTATCCAAACTCAATACTATCAATAGTATTGACACGAAAGATCTACATAATCAATACGTTAATTTTGTTAAATCTATGAATATTGAACTATCCAGAAATTTGACAACAGAAGAACTAAAATTTACCAAGGCATACTTTTGCTCCGGACTGGTGTAATTTACCGATATGCCACATAACTAAAGAGGTAATATAATGCAAATATTTGAAACAGAAAAACAAGATGGTCTGGAAGAGCAAATTCAATCCAAAGCTTCCGTGGTTTACGCCTGCTTGGTGGAAAAAGGTTCAGAGGACGTACTATCTGCAAAACAAAAAAACGAATTAAAATCTATAGCCGGATTAAATGATAGCGACTTATATTACACTCAATCAATTCTAGTAACTACCTCATGGAATAAAAACGATGACATTTTCGATAAGAAGAAGTATGGGTTGCAAGAAATAGCCCAATTCACAAACCAACTAATCTAGAACACGACGAAAACACTATTGTTGGACATATTACTTCAAATTGGCCTATTACAGACGATGGTATATTGATAGATGAAAACACACCTATTGATAATTTACCAGAAAAGTTCCACATCCTCACTGCATCAGTTATTTATAATGGCTTTACAGATCCGACACTCAAAGACAGAGCAAATGAATTGATTGATGAAATAGAGAATGGAACTAAATATGTTAGTATGGAATGTTTCTTTAAAGGCTTTGATTATGGGGTAACAAATAAAAGTACCGGAGAATATAAAGTTTTAGCAAGAAATTCTGAAACTGCTTATTTAACAAAACATTTAAGAGCATATGGTGGTGCCGGTGAACATGAAGACTATAAGATAGGTAGAGTATTAAGAAATATAACATTTTCAGGTAAGGGATTTGTTAATAGACCAGCTAATCCAGAAAGTGTCATTTTTACAAAAGAAAGTTTTCGTTTTGAAAATAAAAAAAATGACGAAGAAAAAAATCGTACTTTAGAAGAAATAGGTGTATTTTCTAATCAAGCCCAAATACAGGAGGCAAGCATGAGTTCCGAAACAGTTAAACCCGAAGAAAAGGTGGAAGCTATGAGTGATTGTTCAGAAATGGTAAAGGAAGCATATGCTTCTGTTGAAACAGTAAAGGCTCAGGCCTCCGAGCTAGAAGTAGCGCTTGAAGCAGAACGTGTTGCTCACACTGAAACAAAAGCTGCTTTAGAAACCGCATTAACAGAAAAAGAAGAAGCTGCTAAAATGTCTGAAGAAGACATGAAGAAAAAGAAAGAAGAAATGGAAAAAATGAAGGCAGAACTTGATGCTGCAAACGAAGTTCTTGCTGCTTATAAGTCTAAAGAAGAAGAAATGAAAAAGAAAGAAGCTATGATGAAACGCAAAGCTTCTCTCTTAGAAGCTGGTCTCGATGAAGAGTCAGCATCATCTAATGTCGAAAAGTTTGAATCACTTGATGACGCATCTTTCGAAAACATTGTAACTTTATTAGCTGCAATGAAACCAAAGAAAGACGAAAAAGAAATGAAAGAAGGAGAAGCTGTTATGAAGAAAAAAGCCTCAGAAGATATTTCCGAAGTTTTAGAAACAGCACAACCTTCAGAAGAAGTTGATCTCAGCGTTGCTAGTGAAGAAAACGAACTAGAAAACACTAGGGCAGCTTTAGTTAATTTTGTTTGCAACAGACTAGGTAAAACACTTAATAAGGGAGAATAAAATGGCTTTAAAACCAGATCGTATTGAAGCTTACACAGATATCTCATTCTTCATGAATGAAGTAGGTGAGCGTGGTGGTGTCGTTGTTCATAGTACAGCCGGTGTTGGCGTAAGCATGGATGATGGAGATGCTGTAGTTGAATATGCAGCTAGTCCATCGGGCAAATCACCAGCGGGACTACTACTAAATGATGTTGTCGACCTTGACTTAACAAGACAGCATATCAATTGGCACAAAGATGAAGTTCAAGTAGGCAGTAAAGTTACTCTTCTACGCCAAGGTCAAGTTACAACTAATGTTGTTGTTACTGGTCTAGATATTAGCGCTGGAGACGTTGCTTATTTTGGTGCTGAAGGCGTTCTTACTACTGATAGCACTAATAGCGTACAAGTAGGTCGTTTCTTAAGCGACTATGATGCTGACAATTATGTTAAAGTAGACATCAACATTACATGAAAAGGGAGATAAAAATGGCTAACAGATTCGAACCAACACCAGAGTTAACAGATCTTCTTGTTCGCTCTGGTTCAGCAAATAAGACGGAGGCTACAGTTGCAAATGCTGAATTTGCTAAGGCTTTAGAATTACCACTAAGACAGGGTGTTCTTAATGGAGATATTCTAGATGGTATATTTGAGCCAATTGTTTTAGCTCAAAGTGCTACTCCAGAGTTTCCTCTTGATTTCCTAGCTCCTGGTACCGAAAAAGATTTCGTTGCCTATACTATTCCTAATCACGGATATATTCCACAACGTCATGTTGAGGGTGATTATGTAATGGTTCCAACTTATGATATCGGTGCTAGCATCGACTATCTTCTAAAGTATGCTCGTGATGCTCGTTGGGACGTAGTTGGTCGTGCTATGGAAGTTCTTGAAGCACAATTTGTTAAGAAAATGAATGATGACGGTTGGCATACGCTTTTAGCTGCTGCTACTGACCGTGCTATTATTGTTACAGATAGTGACGCTGATCCTGGTCAGTTCACTAAGAGACTTGTATCTATTATGAAAACCGTTATGCGTCGTAACGGAGGTGGTAATAGCTCAAGCAATAATCGTGGTATGTTGACTGATTTATATGTATCTCCAGAAGCGTTGGAAGACATTCGTAACTGGGGCATAGATCAAGTTGACGAAATCACTCGTCGTGAAATCTATACAGCTGCTGACGGCTCTATTAATAGAGTTTTTGGTATCAATCTTCATGATCTAGATGAACTAGGTTATGGTCAAGAATATCAACTATTCTTTGAAAATGTTCTTGGTGGTGCTGGCTCAATGGGTTCTGACAAAGAACTTGTTCTTGGTCTCGACCTTCGCAAGAGAGACAGTTTCATTATGCCAGTTCGCCAAGAAGTTCAGATCTTCGAAGATGATACTCTTCATCGTCAGAAGAGAGCTGGTTTCTATGGCTGGGCAGAGCAAGGCTTTGCTGTTCTTGATAATCGTAGAGTACTACTTGGCACTCTCTAATGATTACCGACAACTAGAAAAGAAAGGCTGGCCTAGTGCCGGCCTTTTTTTTTAGGTGTATATAAACAGTATAATACAATATCAACATTAAGGGAAAGACTATGGCAGCCGCTCAGTACGATTTTAATATTGAACAAGGTTCATCTTTTAAAATGTCTTTGGTATATAAAGACAAAGATAAAAATATTGTTGATCTTACGAATTGGTGTGCTAGACTAATTATGAAAACCAGTAATAATACAACATTAGTTTTTGATACAGTTAATTTGGATTATAGTGTATATAAGTTTAGTATTGATGGAGAAAACGGAAAGATAACTCTACTCATACCGGCTCAAACTACTAATAATTGGACGTTTAAAAAAGCTAAATATGACCTAGAGCTTCAGAGTCCAGATGACATCTATACAGGTGGAGGTAAATATACAACTAGATTAATATATGGTAATATTACTATAGCAAAAAGATTTAGCTTATCCTCAAATAGTATGAGTTGTTAAAATGGAAGAATGCTGCAATTACTACATTGAAATAGAAAGTACTATTGGAGTTAATCTTAATGATGTTTATTTAGAAATAGACACTTGTACTAGACCAATATTAATTAGCGATATTCCAGATATTCCAGTTTCAAAAATTACTGATCTAGATACTTATTTAAACAATTTTTTAGATAATTATGATTTAGATTTAGACCTAGAAGAAATAGACTGCGGTACACCTTAATACTTAATGGAGATTTATAATGCCAGTTAATACTTTAATTCAGGTAAGAAGAGGAAGTGGAGAAGGTTGGTCAAATGCTCCAAACCAACTAGGAAGAGGTATTCTATATAATGGTGAAATAGGATACGAAACAGATACTGGCAAATTAAAAATTGGTGATGGATCACTCTCATGGGATTCGCTATGTTATAACTCTGTTCCGCTTAATTCTGATAACTTTACTAGCACTAGTGGCATAAATATTGCTATAGGTTCTAATTGCGGAAGCGCAACATGGAGTATTGATGAAACATGGTTGACCAATTTTATTGCGACTTCTAGTGGATCCTTAAATGTAGAAGGTGTTCAAGATATTATCGGCAATAGTGGTGTTGTGGGCGGTTTTGGCATAGATAAATCTTATAACGACTCTACAGGATTTACCACTGTTAGTGTAACAGGAATGACACTAAGGGTTGAAGAAAGTACAGGAATTGGAGTTGCAGAAGTCACAGAAAGCAATAATAAAGTATACACTGTATCGGTCACAGGAATTGACCATACATTGATCAATGACTGGGATGCTGCTCTTAGTGGTAATATTGATACCCAACTAATTGCTGGTACTGGAATTAATTTTGTTTATGATAGCGGCAATAATAGTTTAACGATCAGCACCGCTGTACTAGACGATTCTCACACACATGTTTGGGATAATATTACGGATGCTAAAGTTAAGGCTAGTCTTACAGAACTTGGTTATCTTTCTGGTGTTGTTCCAGGAACAGCAAGTGCCGATAGGGTTCTAGTACTAGATAGCGACAAAGATATTACCGGCATAGATAATCTAACGTCTAATGCTACTATTACAGCTGTCACATTTTCTGGCGATCTAAGTGGAGATGTTACTTCTACTGGTTCTTCTTCTTTTACTAGTGTAGATATTAATGGCGGAAGTATTGATGGAACAGTTATAGGTGCTGATAGTGCTGCTATAGTTAGTGGTACAAGCGTTTATGCTAGCGTTGGTTTTGTTGGAGATCTTACTGGTGACGTAACAGGAAATGCAGATAGTGCCAGCACTGTTGCTGTTACTGAAAATAGTTCTGAGGATGCCCCTTTGTTTCTAACTTTTGTGGATGAAAATAGCGGAGATCAAGATGTTGAAGTAGACAATTCATTAAGATATAATCCTCTAACAAATACTATTTCTGCTGGTGGTGTTTCTGCTACAGGTACTGTTTCAGCAGATCACGTTTCTTCAGCAACATTGACTACAACAGGAAATATAGAAGTAGGAGGTAATCTTACTGTTCTTGGTACAACTACCACCTTAAATGTTGAAACTGTACTCATAGAAGATAATATTATTCAAGTTAATGGTAGTGGGTTGGCTAATGGTGGTTTTGCAGTACAAGAAGGTACTAGCGGTAATTATAAACAACTTATCTGGAATAATAGTACCAGCAGATGGGAATTCTCTGGAAGTGCAAATGTTTATACTGGAGGTACTCTCACAGGAGATACTTTGGAATCAACAGTAGCAGATGGAACAGCTCCTATCAGTGTAACATCAACAACTCTTGTAGACAACCTAAATGCCGATTTACTTGATGGTCAACATGGCTCTTATTACAGGAACTTTAGTAATATATCAGGGGTTCCTACTCCAGATGTTACTGTAACATTGTCTGGAGATGTTTCTGGAACCGATACTGTTTCGTCTTGGGATATCAATAATAATTTAAATATTGGAATCAGTACCACTATTCAGCCCGACAGTGTTGCTCTTGGTACAGATACTACAGGAAACTATGTTGCTGCTGTAGCAGTAAATGGGTCTGGTCTTACTCTTGGTGGTTCTGCTGGAGAAGGAGCAACATTTACAGTTGAAAGTAATGCTACTCCAGCTAATACAGCAGATACCATTGTAAGTAGAGACTCTAGTGGAAACTTTAGTGCTGGAACTATTACTGCAAGTCTAGCTGGTAATGCTAGTACAGCCTCAAAGCTTGCTGATGCAAGATATATCGAGCTTACTGGAGATGTTGTTGGTAGTGGCCTCTTTGATGGAAGTGCAGATATTCAAATTAGCA